TGTGCCGCTTGTTGAGCCATACACAGGCGGGACATATGTGAATGTTTCATACTGTCCGCGTTGCGCGTTAGCAAAAGCGAATAGCGGGGCAAAAGCTGCCCGTGTTAATGGCGCGTAATCTGCCTCTATTTTCCATCTTTGCCCACCTCTGGACCTCACTTGTCTTCTCAAGCTATGAGTAACACTCACAAGGGCAGGGCTTATTCCTGTAATGGTTATCGACTCTGGGACAGGAGTAGTAGGGTATGATCCACTCATGAAAAAGTCCTCCCATTCTTGTTAAGGGCTTGGTTGATAGAGGCGACAGCAATTTTACCAATTGTTCCTGCCTGTTGTGTCAGCAATTGTGCTGCAGAGCGTGGGTCAAATGATTGTGCAGTATTCTGCAATGTGAGGTTTACTGTGACTGCTCCTGTCTGCTGCCCTTTGGTATGGTCAACCACGGTCTCATTGGGGTGAAGGATTGCAGGAAAGCCGCCTTTGCCATCCACACCGCCTGATCTAGCTCCCCTACCTGTGAAACCACCACCAGCGAAACTCATATCGCCAAAATCCAGCCCACTGAAGAAGCTAGAGGCTTCTTTAGCTAAAGGGTCTGAAATGTTTTGCTTAATCATTGACCGCGCGATTGAATTTCCTACATTGGAAACCACATCACCGAAAGATTTAAAGTTGACCATGGAGTCTGTCAGTGAGTCAGATATAGAGTCTTTCATTTCTTCAGCCATTCTTTCCCAAGCAGAGGCCGCATCTTCTGCGCCAGACTCAATACCCGCGATCATTTTAGCGTGTTCTTCGTCTACTTCATGAAACTGAGCCTCAATCAGATCAAGAGCTATATCCCACTCTTCCCCCAGCTCATTAGCCGCCTTTTTGTTATCTTCTATAGCTAACGTTGACGCTTTCACAACAACAGGATCGAGCATAACTGGCGGTTCATCAGGCAACCCATCAAACGCCCGCCCAACTCCCTCTATCTGCTCTCCAAAACGCTTGTATAACGCTATCGACTCCTCTGGGTTAGCCATTAAGACAGTAGAAATATCTAAATCATCAGACTCAACCGCCAATTTAAACAGTTCGGCCCGTAACTTGATAAACTCTGACACCCCCCCCGTTTCGCCAATAGCTTTCACCTGTTCAGTCAGCGCATCTGTAAATGCCGCTGCATCGGTTGCCAAATCCTTGAACACCTGATTCAGTCCCGCGTCACCAATAGCAACCTGTAACTGGTCAAAAGAATCAGCCAGATTAGACAACGCCCCGTCCAGCCCCTCCATCTGCGCAACCGCAGCTCCAGCAAACTGAACATCGCCTATAGATGTAAGGTATTCCTTGATCTCTTTGGAGTTTTTGCCTATTTTTGTGGTCACATTCTGGAAGGTAAACGATACTTTATCACCCTCAGACTTGGCCTTAATACCAAACTCTTTCAATCTCTCAAACTCACCAGTAACCGCATCCGCTACTGCCTCAGTGAATTGATCAAAAGATTTACCCATTGCGCTTGCTGTGTTCGCAAACGATTTCATTGTGGCGGCGGTTGGCTCTAAACCTAAAGCCCGCATTTTAATAAATGACTGAGTTAGCTCGGCAACACTGAAGGGAGCGTTTTTAGCGAAATCTTCAATAAGATTAAACGCTTTAGTCGCCTCCTCCGCTGAACCTGTTACCGTTTTAAGTGATATTTTCAGCTTCTCAAACTGCCGATTAGTATCAACCAAACCCGCAACAGCAGCCCCGCCAGCTAGAGCAGCAACCACACCCGCGAATCCTTTAAAGGCTCCAGTTAGTTTCTTGGTGGTTTTTTCAGTGTCTTTACCCTGCCGCTCAAGTCGATCAAGCTCACGTACTGCCTGCTTAATATCGCCAGCTTCGATTTTTATGCCTAGAGTGGCTATATCAGTCGCCATTGCTTCGCCTCGCTTGATCTATTTTTATCAGTATATCATATTCAAATCGCTTTAACTTGTCGCCTGTAACCTGCTGGTAGGCGTGTAACTGCTCCCATCCAATGTAATCACAGCCTACCTTCACATCAACATACAGCCACCACAAGTACCGCGCCTCATCATCTAACTCGGGCGGCTCAAAGCCATGAGGCTTCTTTCCTGATCGCTCAAAAATTATTGTCCAGATAGCGTACCTATTCTTTGCCGCGCCTTTATCTTTTCCGTAAGCATGAAAAGCCCACTCAGCGTATGCGACAACCTTGCTCGCTACCCTTTCATAAAATTTACCCGGTCACCTATAAAGTTATCTGCCTGATCGAGAATGTACGGCGCACTTTCATACAAGTTGGCGGCCTGTTCGATGCTAAATTCAACATCTTCTCCATCGCTCTTTAAGCCGCGCCAACCAATAGTGGCGGCAGCCAATACGCCGCGCCTCTCTTGATCTTCGTTGTACTCCCCCGCACCAAGCAGTGACTTGTAAGCTCTGCGCTTATGCTCTCTGGAATTCTTTCGCCACACCTCAGAATCAATACCTGAAAGGGTTATATAGAAATCAGTCTCCGCGCCATCTGGTCCATGAACGCGCATTTCTGCACCTTCATTATGGGCCTCTGCGGTTTGCAGTGTACTAAGCTCCATTAACTCAGAACGGTACGGGTTAGATCGCCATTGCCTTGAAATGAGAAGCTGGCGGTCACAATTGTGTTATTAACAGTGGAGCGATCTATACTCACAATAGTGGCTGTACCATTGAAATCAATATCTCCAGTGGTTGCGCCGTCTGGTAATAGGTGTATTTCAACCGAAGCCCCAACAGTCATTGCCTCTTGACCTGTGCTGTCTGTCTCATCCCAGTAGCAGGATACTGAGCCAGACCAATTTTTAGTTCCCACCTTATGTGTGTCGGACGTACCACCGATTGCAGTATCATCCACAACAGTAACCCCCTCATTCAGTGAAAAATCAACAACCTCTGCTACAGTGTTGGACCCGATCTTTACCGATCCATTGTTTCCGATATGTGTACTCATTATTTATCTCTCTTCAGTCAGTGAATAAAATTCAATTGTAACAGGGGTTTGAGTGAAACTATCCCCACTCGCTGCACTGCTATATGCTACACCTAAAATACGCACAGTGCGCCCATTATAGGTTAATTCTGTGCCTCGCTTGAATTGATCAGCAATGGTATCTGCCATCTCCAAACCTTCCTTTTTGCCCTTGCCTACAGGTGCGAATACATCAATCTGGTAAATGCCGTTATACCAATCCTTAGCAGTAGCGCCTACTGTTTCCCGCTCTACAACCCCCATCAACACTGTAGGGCGCACGTATAGCGTGCCATCAACAGGGGTAAACTCAGTGTTAGGCCATGCAACAGAAGGCACCCCAACCATTGTATTTAATCGCGCATCAAGCGCCGCCGATATATCAAAAAACGCACTCATCGAACTCTCCTAGCGTTATTCTCAACTTCTCGTTTAAACTCCGCGACAGTTACGCGAACCATCCCCTGCGGGGATTGCTTGCTGTAGCCTCCAGCAGTTTTAGGCCCATCAGGATAAAGCCCGTACTCAACCACCCGCGCATAAGGCAGGTTGTTCACAATGTATATTGAATCTGTAATCTTTGCGCGGCCTATTGTTGCATTGCCTTTGGATGTTGCACCATTAGGCGTTTGGTTTACTGTTGATCTAGGTACACTGTTCAACTCGGTCTGCCAATTACCGCGAAGCCTTCCGATATCAATTGGGGTCCGCTGGATTATCTTACCAAACATGGAAAGCGCAGTACCGCGCAACACCTTGTCAGCGTTATGCGTAGCCTTAACAGTAAACTTATGAATATCCGCCGCGAAACTCATACTCTCACCTGTAGCTTGTATATAACAACTGTACCTGCTGGGTTGACCTGCTCAACATCAACCACACGATGAACAATAGTGTTGATCGTTACAGAATCCCCCACCTCTGGTGCTGTAGTAACAGCCTCCAAGATAATGCGCCTGTCATCACGCTGAATGTCAGTACCGTTAATCTCAGACGACCCGTAACCAAACACAGCGCCCTTGCCACTATAGGTCACTGGAGCGCCCGTTGTCTCTTCACCTGTAACCGGATTAAACGAGGTTACATTATCGCGGCTAAAAGATAGCGTCTGCCCTTTACTGGTTAGCAATCGGGCCGCTGTTGTGGATAGTTGGGCGTAGAAATCAGCCACGAATCACCTGAGCGCTAAACCCACGACCGCCAGATGTGAGTAGTTTGGATAGCTTGCTTTCTACCGCTGCCAGATAAACCGTATTGCGAGAACCATCCGTATATTCAACCTCAATCGCATCAACCTTCTCTCGTTTGGTTGCGCGTTCCTCGTTGGCAAGCGGGTTATTACCCCCATCGATAGCTATCGCAGCCTCACACAGCGCCTCTGTAATCTTTACGGGGATAGCATCGCTATCAACGCTATACCCATCGACCACAACGCCGCTACGGGGCCACTGGAGCGCCTGAGCGTCACTACCCTTTGCACCTTTATACGGCTGCTCCTCGATGTAATCCATCGCCTGTATCAGCAGCACCGCTACAGTGCCTGAAATCGTCACCCCGCGATCAGTGGCGTACGTGGAGAAATCAGCCTCAGAAATATAACTGTTGCTGTTCGTCTTACCTGTTCCATCTTCTACAACAATAGTAGCCATCAGACCTCCTCTCCAAACTCAATGGTTGCACCACCTGTGGTGTTGTTCTTGGCCTCCATTGTAACCAAAATATAATCACCATGGGTTAAATAGAATTCGCCGTTATCTTGATCAGGATTGGTGATCTCTAGGCTTCCAGCGGCTGGAATTCTACGGGTCGTTAGTTTTCGCATGAGTCCGGTGTTTACTGTTATGTTCCCATCCACCGAATACTCTGTATTGCCTAATACACTAGCATCCGTCCAAGTTGTGCCAGTGAATGCCGCTGCTGTTCTTGTGTAGTATAAGCGAATGAGGCTATTGACTTCTGAGAACCCTGTCACCCTATTAAAGATCAGATCGCGAGTATTCATGCGGCTATTGATCTCATCCTTTACATGCAGGGTAAGAATTGGCAGCTCGCTTGTTGTTAGGTTGACCTCTTCAGAATCCAGCGAATTGTATTGGCGGTTTTCTTTCACTCCACCCTCTGAGGTTGCATCTACGCAACCGCATTTAATAACCGCATCTTCTGTTGTGTTCTCTACCTGAAACGCGATTGGCATAGCAGGGTTACGCATACTGAGGTTATCCAGCGTACCAAGTACATCCATAACATGAACTAACTCAGATACCCCTGTATTTGGATTGCCGATAAAGAACTTTAAGTTACCCACACCGCGCCACTGCATCTGTATATCGTAGATGTTCCCCTTCTCGACATCAAAGCCCACAAAGGAATCAGGCATGGTTATCAGCTCTTCATCTTCTACAGTTCCTCCTGCCGTAGTTGTGGAGCGTCTACATGCGTAGAGTAATCCGTCAGACTTTAGGCGGAAGAAAGCACCTGATCCAGAGGTAAAAACACCAGCATCACGGATAGCGTCTGCTGTTTTATTTGGGAAGAACATCGAGGAAGAGTACAACATACCTCTATTTGGTTGATAGCGAGGATGGCGCTTGCTCATCAGTAGTGCAGTGCCACCGTTACTATCTAGCACCAGCTCACCATCTACTGATAGTGCTGAGGTCTTTGGATAGGTCTCTACTGAATCGTTATACTCGATCCACATAGAGTCTGGAACATCAAACGTATACATTCCATGAAACAGGGAGAAATCATTAACCACCTTCTGGCGGCCCCATGCGTCAAAGACTAAATCACCAACACCGCCAGCGACAGGTAGAGGTCTATACTCATCGACCACACGGGGTGACTTACCCTCTTGGTTTTCAGGTACGGATAGGAACGTTCCGGTTTTAGCCACTTACTTTCACTTTGCGTGGAGCACGTTTTTTGGTGGGCTGTTTAGCGCCTATAAGCGTGTGGATCTTCTCATCATAATCGGCCTTGTTAATGATAACGGGGCCGTTTTCAGTCTGAATCTTTACTGTTGCGCAAGGCATGATATTTCTCCGGTCAATAACATCAGAAATACCCCCTCCGAAGAAGGGGCAATTTTGAGCTACTGATTAACCAAGCAGCAAAACACTATGCTCTGGCTTGATGTTCTTAACACCCCAAGCGACTCCAACCTCATAACGTACCTGCTTGTAGCCTTTGTACATTGCGAACTCAAGAGACAGTCCTGAACGTGGATCAGTGATAATCATAGCATCCTCGGCCTGATCCCCTTCCTCTGGCATTGAAGGTGCGCGAGTAGCAAGCACCAACGCAGAGCGTGCGAAGCACATGGAACGGGTAGAGGCAGCAGAGACAGTGATTGCAGTTGCAGCCGCTGGGATAGCCTGTTTCAAGCCGATAGCTAGAACGATAGTACCACCACCTGACACATCAGCATCACCAGTGGCTACCATGTACTTATCTGGGTCACCTGCGAAGGAGACCAGATCGCCAGCGATGATAGTACCAGTACCAGCAGAAGCCAGAGTAATGGTGGTTGCACCGATAGCATACCCAGCATTATCAGTGGTTGCGCTTGCGCCTGTACCAGCAGTTACGCCCTGTTGGATCTGCCCAGACTCACGCAGTGGCATACCAGCAAGATCAAGCAACACGCCTTGACGCAGCATTGAATCAGTGCCTGCTGAATTCACAGCAGATTGCTTGCCGAGGAAGTTAGCACCAGCAACGGTATCGAGTACCAGTTGAGCGTCAACATTACCGCCGCGATCCTTCAGCATACGCAGAGCGTTAGACGCATCCGTGTAATCGTTAGCAGTTCCAAAAGGAGTAGTTCCAGCGGTACCATAAGCGCCACCGAAAGTAGACTGAAGGCCAGCCAGATCAGTCTCAACTTCATTCACAGCAGCACGGATGGCCTGAGCAATGCGGCCTGCGCGATGGTTCTGATAACCAACACCTGTATTCAGCACCTTGTTATCCTGACCGGATAGCTTGAATGGGAAGGCGCGTTCCTTGGTGATCTGCACAGTAGTTGCAGCAGCAGTCTCAGCGGCTGGATCTGGAGCAGTCATTGCAGGAGTAATATCTACACCAGCAACAGCCTGTGCAATATCGACCTGAATATTCTGGTCTTTGCCCGCGCGGTCAGCACTAGCAGAAAGGGAAACAGCAGGGATCAGCCCTGTAAGCTCTCGGCTCACAATATCAAGAGCCTCATAGATGTCAGGGGTAATCGCGGTAATTGTATTTGCAGCCATGTTATATATCCTCTAAAAATTAGTCTTCAAGTTTGCCGCCGTCTTTCATAAAAGTAGACTTAGCGACTGGATCAAGCGCGTCGAAATCTGCGCGTTGCATTACTTTTGCAGCACCGCTGCCACTTGACCCACCAGAAGCACCGCCTCCAGAGGATTGTCTGCCCTTGATTAACGAAGCATAGCGGGAACTTCCCGCGAACTCATTTGCCAAATCATCAAGGCTTGAAACTGTTAAATTGCCAGTTTCATCAGTAACTTTAATACCTCCCTCTGCAAATTTCAAGCGCCTTGTTAGAAATTCGGAAAGTAGCTCAATGTTTGAGCCTTCTGCGAGGTTGCTGGCGATCTTCATCGCAGCCCCGTTAATCTCTTTACTCTCGATTGAAGACTGCAAGCCTGTAAGTTGTTGGGTCAGGCTTTCGCGCTCTGCCTCACTGGATTTGAACAGTTGCTCGTAGTTACCGTCCGCCTCTGCTTTTGCCCGTTGCGCGTCTCTTGCGGCCTTCTCTTGCTCTTTTTTGTGCTTGTTGGCTTCCGTAATCTTACCACTCAAACGGTCGTTTTCTTGCTGTAGTGTGGTTTGACTCTCTCCGAGTGCTGCTATTTGGGCCTGCAACTCAGCAACAGTAGGCTCATTACCACCATCATCTCCTGCGCCACCTCCATCACCACCATCATCTCCAGCCTCATCAAAATATCCACGGTTCAAACGTATAAACATACTGCTTCCTTTGGGTCACTGACCCTGTTGTGTGGCACTGCCACGGTTACATATCCGCAAAAACAAACGGATTCATTCTCTCTAATTCTGTCAACGTGTAGACGCGCCCTGTTGGGTCAACGAATTTATCAATGGTTAGCTTGCCAGATCGGAATAACTTAGACCGCTCCACGCCTAACGCCTCATCAACAAACTCTCTAGGCTGCGTCTTTAACCATCCGCCATAGGTTTTATTGGCAGATACAGGCTTTCCACCGCTTGCACCTTTGGAGGCCCGCTCACCTGTAATCTTTGCGCCTAGATTATACTTAGGATCAACCTCGGGGATTGTGGTTGATCGGCAGCCCCAATGCGCAGGGGGCATAGGATCAACACCAACATTCGTATATACCTTGTTATCTCTACTCATACAGATAAAGGTTGTGCGATTGTCTAACGTAGAAATCCATCGATACCCATCCAGCACATCACCATTCTGTTCATATACCGCTCGACGCACTACGTTTGAGGTGTGGTTGGTTATCGTGCGCACCATCGTATCCAATTGCCTGCGCTGTAACGTATTTATCAGCTCCCCAACCTTGCTGGCAATGTCTGGAGTGGTATCACCTAATGCCACCCCATCAATTACCGTCTGCTTGATCTGCGCTGCCTTCTTTGCGCCATATTGCTCCAGCGCCCCATCAATGGTAATCGCCTTTGGCCCTATTGAAGTATTCATTGGAGCCTGTTCTACTGCTGCTATCAACGCCGAGTCAGGGGGTAAG